GGTGTATGCGATATCTATGTATGTCCCCACTGTCGTGAGATCAAGGGAGCACACGATGCCGCGCATACCTGTAACCCTGATACGGTAGCAACCGTTGCGAAGTTGAAGAAGGAGTGCCGTAACTGCCCTGATTGTGGTACAAATATCTTCCGTATTGAGGGATGTGCCCAGATGTTCTGTACAAATTGTAAGACTCCTTTCGATTGGAATTCAGGCAAGAAAATCACGAATGGTGCCATTCACAATCCACACTACTTTGAGTACCTTCGCCAAGTGAATGGGAATGTCATGCCTCGCGCTCCTGGAGATATTCCTTGTGGAGCCAATCTGCCCACAGCCTATCGCTTTGAGCGTGGTATGCGCCCTTATAACGCACGAGAGTATTCCTTTGTAGATGAAGATGGAATTACAAAATCAGGGAAAATTACACCTGATTTCAATTATCTCTATACAGCCATTATGACCATTACGCATATTCAGCATGTCGAAATCCCCGCAACAACCAATGGTCAAGAAATGACCGACAATAGTGAATACAATGTTCGTTTCCTACGTAATGAACTCGAGGAGACACGATGGAAGCAACTTCTTCAAATGAAGGAAAAGAGGCGCATGAAACGTGATGAAATGCGTCAAGTCTATGAAGCATTCGTGGGTACCTGTGTCGATATTTACGGTCAGATTACACCCCATTTCACAGAAGTTAATTATGGTCTTACTCCAAGCGTCGTGGCACAGATTTCAAAAGATAAAATTAACGCTCTCGCAAAAGCTCTTGTAACGGCATCGAAGCAACTCGCAACTCTTCGTGACATCTTTAATACAGCATTGATGGATATTAGTAAGCGTTATAAGTGTCAGATATTTCAAATATCTCCCATGTATAAAGCGAGTGTTGGGCGCTATTCAAAACTTGTTGAAAATGCTGAAGCCTTGGCGACTGAGATTCAAGCCAATATACTTGTTCCTACTTAATTTCTACGACGGGTTTTGCGATTTCTTCTAGATTTTCTGGATTTTATGGATTTACGATTTTTTCTGGAGCCGCTTCCTTTGAGTTTATTTAAACGCCTCTGAAGTATTGTCGCAGCATCCTCCTCCTCTCTACCCCCCTCACCTGATGCTGCCGCTACCCCCCCTTCACCTTCCTCTTCACCTACTACCGCCTCTTCTAACGCAGCCGCTACCCCCCCTTCGTCCGCAGCCGCTACCCCCCTTGCGTCCGCAGCATCTGCCGCCGCCTTGACCTCACGTAATATCTGCATAACAAACGTATGGGCTTCTCTTTCTTTATCAATTATTGCCCCAATTTGAATTAACTTATTTGCTACTTCCTCTGCTGCATTAATGTAGAATTTAATCATTTTCATATTAACTTTAAGTATATTTTCATAAACATTTCTATTGTTAAACTGTAATAAGTCTAAATACGTCTTTGCACCATATTCTGGTTTACTAACTGAACTTGTATACAGAAAAGTTTGGTATTCTATTTTTAAATTAAATGATATATGTTTTTGAAAAAGTTTATAGGTTTTACTTAAACCATATAATTTAGCAATATTATCAGAATTAATACTATCTATAGCGGTTAATGTCGGTGTAAATGCTTTTTTATATACTGTTATTGCACGATACGTAAGATTAATTCGCGTTTTAATATCTGATAAATAATCTACTTCTGGCGGCTGTGGCGTGGCGGCAGCGGCGGGTTTACTAAACCCTTTTGTAAGTGCACTCGCCATTCTACTCTGAACGGCAAAAAATTGACAAACCTTTTTCGTTCCTTATTAGCAAACGAACATGAATACCCAAACCTATGTTCATCATTACGGCGTGACAATCTTGGACGATCTTCATAACTATTTCCCCGCAGTCCTCTACGATCCCACGCAGTTCCAAACAGTACAGGATCTTCTGACCTATATTCGCCAACGAACGCAATCACAATTCAACCCATTCGAGACAGGGTTGCGAGAGTATCAAGCAACCTATATTACCCATCCACTACCACAAGTCCGCCAAGCACGTACAAATCCTCTTCAAAGTACCCGGGGTCGAGCAAGAACAAGTAACAATAATAATCGTATTATAACAGAAACTTATGAGTTTATACCATCACTCATTTATCCAGATTTAGAAATCCCCCTTCTTGTCCCTCCTACTTCTGCTGCTTCCGCTTCTGCTGCCTCCGCCATTCCCACACTTGTCCCTCCCACAACATCATCGCTCGCAAGCAGTGTATTTGATACCGCTCTTGTACGAGCTCTCTTGAATCTAGGCAACTATGATCTAGAATCCGTAATTGTTCGTCCGACACCACAGCAGCTCAATCATGCCACAAATCTACGTGCAGCTGTTGTAGCTGACGAATCCGAGAGTTGTAGTGTCTGTCAAGAACGGTATACCGAAGGTCAAGCACTACGAGTGATTCACCATTGTCATCATCAGTTTCATAAAGATTGTGTCGATCGTTGGTTTGAGCGCAATGTTCGTTGCCCCGTGTGTCGTCACGATATAAGAGTTCCGAATGCTTCGACTGCCCCTAGACCACCCTCATCTTAAGAGTCTTAAAGATTCAAAAGACTCAAATTCTCTGGTAGTGACGTCATATTGAGAGTAGGGTACGTTTTTTGAATCTCTTCCAAATATTTCTTCTCATCCTTTGAAATCAAGTTAATGGTAGTTCCCTTGCGCCCATAACGCCCCGCACGCCCAATTCGGTGAATATAATTCGACGTATCGGTCGGCAACTCGAAATTAATCACAAGGCTTACCTGCTGTACATCAATTCCTCGCGCCAACATATCTGTGCTAATCAACACACGTACATTCCCCTTACGAAAATCATCCATACGCTTCTTACGCTCCGCCACTTCCATCTCACCATGAATATACTCAAGCGTAAATTTTGCATCCTTCATCTTGTTTGCCAACCATTCCGCACGCTGTCGCTTATTACAGTAAATCATGGCCTGATTGATGGCTAGCTGAGAATAAATATCACAGAGTACATCAAACTTCCACTCCTCCTTGTCCAACTCCACATAGTACTGAACGATACCATCAAGAGGAACTTCCTGGGGCGGCATAAGAATACGAACTGGATTATTCAATATCGAATCCGTAAATTGGACAACCTCAGGTGGCATCGTGGCACTAAACAGTGCCACCTGCGTCGACTGTGGAAAACCAATCTTCAAAATCTCTAGAACCTGATCCTGAAATCGATCCTCCAACATCTGGTCCGCCTCATCAATGACTAGAACACGAACATTTGAAAAAGAAAGAGCCTTACGATTTGCCAAATCATAAATACGACCTGGAGTCCCCACCAGAAGATGGCAGCCCCTTCGCAAAGCCTGAATATCATCGCGAACCGGTGTACCTCCCGTTGCCGTATAGATCTTAATACCCAGATACTCGCTAATCCCCTTTGCCACGGTCTCAATCTGTTGAGCAAGTTCTCTTACAGGCGCCAAAATAATTACCTGTACCTGCTGTAGACTAGGGTCAATGCGAGTCAGGGAACCAATCGTAAACGTTCCCGTCTTTCCTGTACCTGACTGTGCCTGACCAATAACATCACGACCTTCCACGATTGGCATAATCCCACGCTTCTGAATCTCGGATGGCCGTTCAAAACCATATGCATAAACACCACGCAAGAGATTGTCTGGTAACTTCATCTCATCAAAGGATTTGTAAACGCGCAACTCCTTTGTTGCTTCTTCACTTGTATGTACTGTCTCATTGGAACTCATCACAACTATATCTAGTTATGACATTGCGTTTAAGTGTTTATGTGTTTATGTCTTTGTACGTGAAAGGAATAAAATTGACACTATATAAATATAATTAAACAAGTAGAAAAAGAATGGCAGATGGTGATGATAATTCCGTTGATCTTGATCTAGGTCCAGATGGTGCTGATATTGAGGAAGATTTCCAAGCACTTCAAGCTACCATTGAAGGGCCTCGTGAAGTAGCAAAAGAAAGTCGTGCCCTTCAGTTTCTATCTACGCATCATCCTGAGGCACGTGTTGATTATATTGAAACTGTTTTGGAAAAACTATCTGTATCTTCTTATCCACCCGATCATGGTGTAGATAAGAATCATAAAAGTGTTCCTTATTTGACACTCTTTGAGAAAACAAAAGTTCTTGGATTCCGAGCTAATCAACTCTCTCAAGGTGCCCAACCACTTATTGAAATCCCAGCCCATGTAACCGATGTTCTTGAAATTGCCCGTTTAGAACTCCTTCAGAAACGTCTACCATTTATCATCAAACGACCCATGCCAGATGGCACGTTTGAGTATTGGCGCTTGGCAGACTTAATTCTTCTGTAAAGAAGTTCTGAAGGCATGTCTAAAAGATTTGAATACGCTGTTTTGGGTCTATATACAACTTATCACCTGGTTGAACATCAAAACACTCATACCAATCATCAAATTGTGACACGATATTATTTACACGTGCGGGAGGTGGAGCATGAACATCCATAAATAAACTCTGAATTGCCTTTTGCTTTTTTTCCTTTGTCCTCCAACTTACCGCAAAACTCTTGAAAAAATCTTGTAATTCCTTTTTTCTTTTTGAACCTTGTATACCCTTTTTATCCAAGGTTGTTTTTAATGCTGTCAATGCGATTCCTAATCCTCCTAGATCCGCAATATTTTCACTCAAGGTTAATTTTCCATTCAATGGTTTACCAAAATATTGTGTATTTGAGTATAATTTCTCAAGCGCTCGTGTGCGTATCATATATTGATTATTATCCTCTTTGGACCACCAATTACGTTTGTTACCTACATGATCATATTCTTTTCCATCTATATCAAAGGCATGTGTCATTTCATGTCCTATTGCTGAACCAATTCCACCAAAATTCCACCCATCACTCGCCTTTGAGTCGAAAAAAGGCCAACGAAGAATTCCACTCGGTAAAATCAATCGATTTCCTTCATTGTAATAATAGGCATTCACAGCAAATACTGGATCATCCCAGTAATGTCTATCTAATGATTTTCCCGTTTGTTGTATTTCATCCAAAAAGTCTGCTTGAGAAAGATAAAATATATTTTGTAAAAAGGTTTCTGGTAATAATGTTATATTCTTAAATTTTTTGTTCATTGCTTCCATATTCTTTGGATAGGCAACACATAAAGAAATAGCTTTAATTTTCTTTTTTGCTTCTTGTTGTGTATTTGGCTCTAACCATTCTAAAGAACCAAGGCGTTTTTCCGCAACATTCTTTATTTCTTGCGCAATCTCTGTTGCCTGTTTCTTAAGTTCTTCAGTAACATAGTTATTGACATATAATTCACCTAAAGGACCTGTTAACCATTGTTGTGTCATATCGAGTGCAAGTTCTTCCTGTGGTGTCTTTTGTGTTTGACCACGAAGACGATTTCCAAAAAGTTCATAGTGATAATCATCGAAAGGTGGTGGAAGAAGAGGTATTGTGTAAACAATTAGGTTTCCTGATAACCATGCTACCCACATTTCGAGAGTAAATGTTTTAAACCATGTATTCATATTTTCTAGCCATGTTGTGCTAAGTAGAAGAAACTCTGTTTTATGAAATTCCTCCTTGTTCATTTTAAATGAGGATTGTACAATGGATTCCCATGGAATATGCGGATACATATGATGTAAAGAAGAACCTTTTACCCTCTTCTCATCATCATGTTTACTTTTTTCAAGTGCTAATGCTGCCATATGTTCGACTTGAAGAAATAATTGAAGATTGTCTATAGAAAAATGGTTCTCTATTTTTTTTAATAAATTACTATAAGCGTTAATAGCATGTAATTTAAATTGTGATTTTTCTGTATAATAAGATGTATCAATTAGACCGAGATTACCTGTGCTAAAACATATATAATTCTTTAAGGAATTTGATTCACTTGGTGATGTAAAAATTGTCATACATGTTGGAATACGATAACGTAAATACTCACCTATAATCGTCCCTATATCCTCCTTTGACCGCACACAATGTAAACTATTTAACATGGACTGAACTAGCTTCACATTTCTCTTTTGTTCTTTTCTCTGTAAAATCGAATGTGTTAATGTTCCAAGAAGTCGTGTGGGTCCACTCAAATCTTTATACGATATTGTTTCTGATTTCTTCTTTGAATCTGATAAAATTTGTAGTAGTTCTTTATTTATCTGTAACTCTATTTCTTCACTTACACCAAAACTTGTTAAATAAGCTGGAATATGGACATGGTCTAACCATTGTGAATTTATATACATATAAAAATTGTTTCCTGGTTTTATATGTTCATTCACATCTGGAATACTTATGTTTGAGATGTCATTGTATTTCTTCTGACTTTCATCCCCTTTTTGTCTTTTATTCCTTTCATGCCTTTCATGCCTTTCATGCCTTTCATGCCTTTCATGCCTTTCATGCCTTTTTCTAGTATGTCCGTGCCGTTCAGACATGGCGCCCCTACTCTTGTATGATACTTCTTGGTAGCATAGGATGTTAAAGCATTTCGACCATTTTTTCGGGAAGAAAATACCTCTTCCATATGATCATATAAAAAACTTTGACTTACCGGAAAACTTTCAGATTCACATGACGATAGTGAAGTCATGGTATTATTTGATGATATTGAACATGTATCTTCCATTAGTCCCCTACTTTCGTCGGGTATAAAAAGGGCGATTTAAAATCTACCTTTTTATAAATCAGGATAATCATATAACTATATAATTATTTCGCAGCTGTCTTTGTACTATTCAGAAGAGTCGGACCCGGCACCACCACAGGCAGCGGCACCGGACGGTGCTCCAGCGCGTGCATCCGAGTAGTGAGCTCTTGCATTGATGCGCGCGTGTCGTCCTGGTAGAGGTCAAACTTGCTCGACAGAGCAAGGATGGCGGCGAGGACTTCTGAAGTCGACGGCTGGGGGGCCGCCACGACGCCTGCGAGAAGAGTTAACATAATTGGATTCTGTGACCCAAGTGTTTTCATACTACAAATATCATACAATGATTGGTCTTCAAATAAGTATAGAGAATAATTACCTTCCATCGTTACATGGCCATAACCACAATTCAACAAATGCCCTGCACAAATTGCCGTGGAATAATG